ACCCAAGCTGTCGGCACTGCCGGCGGCTCCCGGTGGCAGTACGTCAGCACCGATAACTTTGCCACCGTGGCCGCCGATGATTACTTCAGCAACGGCAGCGATCTCGGCTTGGTCGTTGGCGATGTCATGGATGTCATCGATTCCACCAACAACACCCTCCACACCACTGTGGTACGTGCAGTCACCGCTGGTGGCGCTGCATCGCTGAAAGGCGGTTTGCAGGCCCTGACGGCTACCGCCGCCATCACTGCCGGTGTCGATCGTGTCACTCTGGCTCACGCCTCTGTAGTCATCGCCGCTACCATTGCGGATCTGACCCAGTGGGCAGGCAAGATGATCACGCTCCAGAATACCTCGGCCTCCGGCACGGCAGCTCACACTGTCACGCTGACCACGGGTACCTGGAACGGCACCAACAAGATCGCCACGCTGGATGCCCCAGCCGAGCGTCTTACGGTACTGGTTGATAGCTCCGGTAACGGCACTATCATCGAGAACACCGGTTCGGTGGGTCTGTCTGGCACGTAATGCCTGATGGTTGTACTATGCGAAGGCAGGCTCTGGAAACGGGGCCTGCCTTTTTCATATCCAACGGAGGCAATCGCATGGCCACGAAAGACCCAGTAAAATCCGAGAAACAAGAACCCAGCGTGATGGTACGCAACGAATCCGTGCAGCCGCTTGGTTACCGCATGGCGCAGTTCGAGGCGATCGTCCCCGCACAGCTGTCCCCAAACAAAGTACTGGACCCCATGACGTGGGTTCACATCAGTGGTAAGTTCCAGCCGTACTGTCACATCCACGTGTTGTGGGCCGACGGCAGTAAGTACATCCTGATCATGTGCACTCACCTGAACGGCGCGGCCAGTCGCTTCGTGGCGCTGTCCGAGCTGCGCGAACTGGAGCACTTGGTTGGTGCCGCGATCAACGTGCGTGAAGATATGACCATCCAAGAGCGCGGTCCGCTCAAGTGGTGCGTGATTGATTCCGACAGCGGTGATATTCTGAAGGACATGTGCGCCACCCAAGCCGAAGCGATCATCTGGCGTGATGACGCCCGCAGAGCGCGAGTCTCCACCAAGTAAGAGGTAAGTCCAGATGGCCACCAATCGACTGTCGATTTACAACAATGCCCTACAGTTGATTGGCGAACGCCACCTGCTGTCGGAGTATGAGAACGCCCACACCCGTCGTGTACTCGATGAGGTGTGGGCACTCAACCCGGCCGCCCACTGTCTGGAGTTGGTGAAGCCACGGTTCGCGTCCACGGTCGCCAAGCTGGCCACCCCCGCCGCAAGCACAGCACACTCGCTCGACTACATGTACACCTTGCCGTCCGACTACCTCTGCCTGGTTGGCGTGTATTCGGACGACGCGCTGCAGAACAAAGTCGACCGGTACCTGGTGCAGTCCGACGGCACCATCGCCACCGAAGTCGCCACCAACCTGTACGTGCGATACATCTCGCTGACTCTCGACTACGCACGCTGGAGTGCCGGGTTCGCCCAGCTCGTCGCGGCGTACCTCGCCAGCAAGATCGCCACACGCATTGCCCCGGACAAGAAAGCCCGCGTCGACGCCGAGTTTAAGGACATGCTGTCCGCCGCACTCGAAACCGAGTCGGTCATTGAGCCAACCACCCTCCCGTCGAAAGCCACTCGTACGCTCGATGCGTTCTGGCTGCGCATCTACAACGGCGCGTTGCAGTTGCTCGGGCAGCCGCTCGTAGTTGCCGATGGCGACCAGAGCCCCGCGCGTGTCGCCCTCGACTACGCGGTCGGCGCGACTGAAGACAATATTTTCTACCTGCTGGAACGTATCAAGCCACTGTTCGCGCTGAAGACTGCGGCCCTCAGTGGTGGTAGCGCCAGCGGCGTCCACGGCTACACCGAAGTCCACGCGCTCCCGAGCGACTACCTGTGCCTCGTTGGCCTGTACTCGGACACCAAGCTCGACCAGCCCGTAGGGCGCTACTTGATTGACGGCACCAACCTGAACTGCACGTTCGACCCTGTGTACATCCGGTACGTGCAGAACGCGCCTGCGGATGCGGCATGGTCGCCGGGGTTCCTGCGGTACGTGAGTGCGTACTTGGCCGATCAGATCGCGGCTGAGTTCGCGGCTGGCGAGACGGCAGAGGAACGCGAGGCCCGCCGCAAGGCAGTGTCCGAACGCGCTGCCGAACTGCTGCAGTACGTCACCGACAACGAAGCGTGGAAAGAACCTGAGTTCCGCTCGCAGGCCGCCGCCTTCAGCCTCACCGACGTGTGGCGTGTGGTATACAACCACGCGCTCAGTCTGCTTGGCCTGCCGCCGATCCTGTCGAACTCGGACGACTCACAACGTCGGTTTGCGATGGATCAAGCCGTCAACGACGGGGTAGTCCGCACCACGCTGGAGATGTACCCGTGGGCGTTCAACTCTGACCGGGCGGAGATCGCCTCGGCAGGCACCAGCACGTTCGACTTCACCAACTACTTCACGACACCGGCCGACCTGTACCGGCTGATTGAGGTCAGCGCCACCGGTGACTTCACGAACCCGATCAACTACGTGGTGGAAGGCGCCAACATTCACGCCAACGGCACCACTATCTACATCCGCTACGTGACGAACGCCACGGCGGCAGACCCGACCACATGGCCTGCGTACTTCAAGAACGTCGTGGCTGCCGAGATGGCGATGTTGGGTCGTTGGCTGCCTGACACCACGCTCGACACGCTGGAGAACACACGGGCGGCCTACCGCACGATCGCCCAGGATGCCGACGCGGCCCGCAAGTCGCAGCTGCGACCAGTGCGTTCTATCCGCACGCTCGATGCGTTCTGGACCCGTGTGTACAACGGCGCGCTGCAGCTGCTGGGCCAGCCGCTGATCACCAACATCCTCGACCAGAGCCCGTGCCGCATGGCGCTGGACTACGCAGTCGGTGCTAGCAAAGAAAACATCTACTACCTGTTCGAACGCCTGAAGCCGCTGTTCGCCATGAAGACTGCGGCACTCTCCGGGGGTTCCTCTGGAGGAGTTCATGGCTACCTTGAAGTCCACGCGCTGCCCGCCGACTACTTGGCGCTGGTAGAACTGCACGCCGGCAGCGGCCTTGACCAACCAGTGTCCCGGTACCTGATCGACGGCACCAACCTGAACTGCGACCACGACCCGGTGTACATCCGGTACGTGCAGAACGCCCCAACTGATGCGTCTTGGTCTCCGGGGTTCCTGCGCTACGTCAGCGCGTATCTGGCTGACCAGATCGCCGCGGAAAACGTAGGTGGCGAGACAGCCGAAGAACGTGAAGCCAGACGCACGTCAATCCGTGCTCGACATGATGAGTTGCTGGAGTACGTCAAGAGTCATGAGTTGTGGCAAGAGCCGGAGTCCCGTCCGAACATCCCAACTCGCACGCTCGATGCGTTCTGGACTCGGGTCTACAACGGCGCGCTGCAGTTGCTGGGCAAACCTCTGATCACGGATAACAAGGACCAAAGTGCGGCCAGGGTAGCCCTCGACTACGCCGTCGGTTCCAGCAAAGAGAACATCTACTACTTGTTGGAGCGCCTGAAGCCACTGTTCGCCATGAAGACGGCGGCCCTGAGCGGCGGTAGTGCGAGTGCAGTCCACGGCTACACCGAAGTGCATGCGCTGCCTGCTGACTACCTATGCCTCGTCGAACTGCACGCCGGCAGCGGCCTCGACCAGCCGGTGTCCCGATACCTGATAGACGGCACCAACCTGAACTGCGACTTCGATCCCGTGTACATCCGGTACGTCCAGAACGCCCCAACTGATGCGTCCTGGTCTCCGGGGTTCCTGCGCTACGTCAGCGCGTACTTGGCTGACCAGATCGCTGCGGAGCACGTAGGTGGCGAGACAGCCGAAGAACGTCAGGCTCGCCGCGTATCGATACGCGCCCGCCACGACGAGCTGCTGCAGTACGTCACTGAGAACGAGCTGTGGAAAGAGCCGGAGTTCCGCCCGAACGTACCGACCCGCACACTCGATTCGTTCTGGACCCGTGTGTACAACGGCGCCTTGCAGTTGCTGGGCCAGTCGTTGATCACAGACAACAAAGACCAGAGCCCCGCCCGTGTCGCCCTCGACTATGCGGTAGGCGCGAGCAAAGAGAACATCTACTACCTGCTGGAGCGTCTGCGCCCTCTGTTCGCCCTGAAGACGGCAGCCCTCAGCGGTGGCTCGGCCAGTGCAGTACATGGGTACACCGAGGTGCATGCGCTGCCTGCGGACTACCTC